CAAGTCTACAGAAAGCGACATCTTCTCCCATAGAGAATCCGTTTTCAAATTTAAAATCAAAGAAGTTATAATAGAATTGATGTTCATCTTTAAGTTCATCACCTTGACTCTTTCCTGGTCCAGCAGCTCTATTCTTAATCTTTAGCTCTGGGTGTCTATTCATAAGATTGACAAAGACTCTTCTATTGATCAACATAATCCCTGTAGGTCCCGCTTCTATTTCAACTAAGCCTCCTGGTAATATAGGAATATCGTCAGGGTTCTTAAACTCTACCGTATAGTTATGAACATTAGGATTTAATGATTTAGTTCTATAAGGAGTACAGATAATATCTTTATCTGCTACCATCATCTTAACAATAGCGTCAGGTTCAAACTCTACATCTGAATCTATAAATAATAGATGTGAATAAGAAGACTTTAAAAATGTAGCTGTTAAATAATTCCTCGCTTGGTGAATAAGTGGCGATTTCATTGTGTTTATTCCCACTTCAATACCACTTTTACTTAGAGCTTTGGCCATCTTAAATATAGATAGCATGGTGTTAATTTTAACGTCGTCATAACACGGCATACATATTAGGATAGTTGGTTTAGTTTTCATATATTTTTACCAGTGCTTGCCTTTCCCCAAACATTTCATATTTATATTTTATTTTATGTTTTTTAACGAACTTTTGCCATGCTTTAAATCCGTTATTTTTCCAACCAATGTAGCTATGATAGTCATCAAAAAGTATTCTAGTGTTTGGAACTAGTCTTTCTGGGCTTACTATATCTAGCACTTCCTTAGTTGATTCGTACGTATCACAATCAATGTGCATAAACGAAACTTTATCTTTATGTTGTTTTAAAAATTTAGGCAATGTTTTTTTAAAAAATCCTTTTATTAATACCACATTTTTATTAACTTTTGGTTTTTTACCTTTTAAAGAAAACATACCTTTTGCAAAATAACCGCCTTTCCAATCTTCTTGAAATCCTACAAAGCTATCAAAACCGTACCAAATCTGTTTAGGTTTTTGCTTTGATAAAAAATTTATACTTGTTCCTGTGTGAACACCAAATTCTAAACAAAGTCCTTTTACTTCTATCTTACTAGCCGCAATTATCCACCAGCTTCTATCTGATACTATGGTTTCATTTAAATATTTTTTTATATATTTAGCAGATTGTTTAGCTGCCTCATAATACAATATGTCAAACGCATTATTCTTTCTTAACATGGTTTACATATTAGGATAGTTGATTTAGTTTTCATATAATTTTATAGCCTTTATTAGTTATTATTTTTTTACATTCAGATCCTTGTTTATTAATATAATCTATCTCAAAAATTTTTTTAGGATCTAGCTTCTTGATAAGTTTTTTAAGACTCATGGCATCCATAGTCTCTTCCTTATCAGTTCCTTGTTCCTTTACTTTATAACTGTATCTCATATTACTTTTTTGTTTCATTGGCCTCGGTAGGTTACCACTAGTTTTCTGGTATACAACCTACCGGGACTCGCTCTTGATTGCCCGTTCCCTTAACTAGCCGGTAGCGGATCTCACGAGGATTTGTTATCCTATATAATACATTAATGTACCAAATGCAAGTATTAAAAATAAAATAATATCAACCCAAAATATAAATATAATTAGTGCCCAGAACATCTATAATCTACTACATGTAGTCCTTTATACTCGTAATACGTGCGTCCACTAAGAGGTCTTTTTTTTGGAGGGAGGCTTTGTATATTATGATGATACCAAGAAGCGCAGCTGTCTTTACTTACAACCTCGAAAGAAGTCATCTCAACCTTCCCTGTGAACGTTAAAGTAAACAGAGTGATCATGACGATCTTCTCCATTATTTGCCTTGGCCTCTTGTAGGTTTATAATTTAATTTTTCTGATTTGTTCATACGTTTTTTGTGTCTCCCTATCTTAGGTTTTGTACGCTTCACGTATGAATTAACGCCAAAAAGGGCTCGCTTAGCCATCCCAATCATCCACTCGTAGTTTCATACGAGTATTCTTATCTTTAATTGGCATATATTTAATATGGCCGTTTATTTTTTGCTCTAAGTCACTGCCACAATTTGTACATCTATAGAAAGAATGACTGAAGCCGACTAATATAGTATTAAAAGTACATTCAGGACACGTGCCTGTAACAATTTCTGTTTGAAGTGTTGTTGATTTATTATTCATATCCTACAAATTTAAACTTATTGTTTTCTCTAACATAAACTTTTTTCTTCCCAGGTTTTATCCTAGGTCTATACTTAACACTTTTCAGATCTCTTGCAACAGGATTTCTATTCCGGGTGTATACAGGTTTCACAACTACATTTTCCGCTGAATTCACTAGGTGGGCCACCCCATGTAGAATGTTCTGGATAGTCACAATGACAAGGACAATCGCAAATTGTACATGAAAGAGGTTTACTCATTATTGAATGATAAGTTTTTTAATTGATTTTGAGCCATCAATGTTTTCTTCTAATTCAGCTTCCCCACGCCAGCACTTGTAAGTAACAGATGCACTGTACTGTCTCTCCGCTTCACGCTTATGGCGCAAACATAGGGCCATATTCTCTTGAATACGTGCTTCCTTAATTTCTCCGTTAACAAACATAAGAAGGGCTACCACAGCTTCGACCATAATTTAACCTCTTATTAATAAATATATAATAACGATAGCTAAAACGGCTACAGCTTTGTATGTAACTGTGCTGTCTAATAAGGCATTTACAGAGCCAACTAACCCATATTGTTTAATGCTATGTTTTATTTTTTCAATCATGAGAGATATATAACCTATAATTAATGGTGTGTCTTCCCTTTATTTTTACGGTTTCTGCCCATATAATAGTCTCCAGGCTCATAATCCCATTTTTTTCCATGGTGTCCTCTAATATCTGCGTACCACATACGTAGTCTAACTATTATCTTTCTAACTGGTCTTGGCACTACACTACAATGCCTTTATTGGGTCCTTTTTTGATTCTATATTTGTGCGTTCCCGTTGCTCCAATATCTACTTCTTGTTTCATATATTTAAGATAATTCATTTGTTTAGTCTTTTTTTCCATATCAGAAATATATTTAACAATCTGTTTAGTAATTCTATTCATTAATGACCATTTCCATTAGCAAAGGTTCTTTGTCTATCCTTAAGCTTTTCAATATCAATTAAAACCTTGTTCATTTGTTTTTGTAAAAACTCAATGTTAACTTTATTATGCATTCCATCCTCGATAGCTTTGTTCAAACGATCTACGGACTTATATAAATCCTCCACTAACATATAAAGCTCTGCCTCACCAGAAGATTTGCCTAATTGTCCTCTAGGATATTTAATTCTAAATTCAGAGTTAGCTTCTAAATCTTTCATCATTAACTCTAACTGGGTGCTATGCTGGTTGAGCTTCTCGTTAATACCGAAATATGCCCAGGTTCCGATTGCGACCATGCAAATCAAGCTAGCAACCGTCTTCATAGGCATTTGCACGGCGGCTTCTTCGCTAATTTTTAAAGGTTTATTTGACATTTTTTAATCTCGGGTCTTTCATTATTACCACATCTGGATTTTCTTTCAAATACTTCTTCTTCAATACCGTCCAATAGCTTACTTTAGGATCAAAATCTCTACCTCCAGCAAAGCTAGAAGTAGACATAACCCCTACTTTTAGACACATATTAATTAATTCAGCAAATTCTGGAGGGGGAGGACTAATTCTTGGTACTCTTTTACATTCTTTGATAACCTCTAGTTGAGTTTTAATCTTCATTTGTTTTTCTTGTTCAGCAATAAATTCATCTGTGCATGCTGTACCTAAATACTTTCTCCACGTAAGTGTTACACGTCTATCATCTTCAGTGCTTTCATAGTTGTTACTGGGACCATAGTGTTTGTAATTATACTCATCATCTCTTTGCTCAACAGAAACATCAAAACTTCCCTGTGCGCAGGTATTTGTGCCGTTGTTTAGATACTCGTTTCTAGCTTGTACTGATGTAGCTACAAACAAAAAGAAAACAATCCAAAAAAGATTACCTGTTAAGATCTTTAATATCATATGCATGCTCTCTTACTTGATCTGCTAATTGTCTATATAAATTTTCTGCCATTTCCCATGTAGCTTCGGCAGCTGAAAGTCTTGTTTGTATTCCCGTTACTTTTTCTTTAAGATCGTTTATATCTCTGTGAATTTCTGTAAGTGTTGATTTATTTGCTTCAATAGTATCTGTTAAATTTAAAACGTAACGAATTGACGTAAAAGTTCCAGCTATAATTGCTGCTACAACTGGAACAATTACTATATTCTTTTTTATCCATTCAAATTTATTTTTTGTTTTCTTTGCCATTAATCATCAAGTCCATCTGTAAACCAAGTTATAAATTGGTTCCATTTTTTTTTAATCCATTTAATCATCTTTACACTCACAGTTTTCACACGTACATACACCGTACTCATCAGCATGGAGCTCCTGCTTACAATGACATTCGTGGTGACAGTTGTCACATTTGTTAGACATATTACTTAACTCTTTTATTATACTGATCTACAATCCAATCAGTAATTTTCTTGATAAAGTTTTTAACTTTTGTCATCATTTTTCTTTTCCTCAATGTTATAGAAGAACCTATCGGTATCTTCTGTTTTCCATTTCCCAGTGTCCTCAACATTCCATTCACTAGTTTGCACTTTCCAATCGGGCGTTTCATTCTTTACAGTAAAAGAAGGGATGTCCCATAATATTCTGTTATTGGGTTGTGCTGCATAATTGCCATCTTCAAGGGCCATTATGTGTGCGCACTTATGTTCGTGCGGGATCTCAGAATGATCAGTATCTACTATATTACTCTCTGGGTGGGCAAAATCAACAGTAAAAAGATAAGCACCTTTGTGCAATTTCTTGTCTTTTCCAAAGTATTTTCCTGATTGTCCGTCTAGAATATCCCAAGAAGTAACAGCAGGATAATAACTGAAACAATTCCAAAGCTGTAGCTCATCAAGTCTACGTCTAGGAACCTCTTCTGGGTCAAAGCCTCTTTGAATAAACGCAGATATCGGGAGACGATAGAAGACAGCTCCATTTTCCATAATTCCATGAAAAAGGATAGCACGGCCTGTAATACTCGTAAGACCAAAAATAATACAGTCTTCGACTTCGCCGTGATGATCTTTAAGATCGTATAAATATTCCCTACGTATTTGGGCATAAGTTGCCGGTATATTCGCATTTAAATAAGCCATAATAAATCCTCATTTTATTTCGCCCCAGTTCTTTCCAAACTCATAATCTACTTTGTTAGGAACTTCAAGTGTTACTGCGTTTTCCATAATTTCTTTTATTCTTTCTGATTCTTTATCTGAGCCAACAGAAATATCTAACTCATCATGTACTTGAAGATGTGGAGTAATTCCTTCTTTATGTAATTCTATCATTGCTTTTTTAGTCATGTCTGCAGCAGATCCCTGAATTAATTTATTAAGAGCTTTATATGTATAAGCTCTCTTGATCCCTGGTCCGTGTTCCCTGAGCGCTGCATCGTGAGGCAATGCTTTATGAATCCCGAATTGATTTGGTTCCCATAAATGGAACCTGCATAGTCTACCTAGAAGAGTTCTAATTTGACCACCCTCCTGGGCTCTCTGCATAGTTGCATCCATTAAAGCTTTTACGAAAGGAACTTTACCGTGATATTGTTTAAAAAGATCAGCGGCTTGTAATTTACTAATACCTAACTCAGCTTGTAGTTTATTTTTTCCCATACCATAGAACAATCCTAAATTAATAGTTTTAGCTTGGGTTCTAGGAATATCAGCCATATCAGCTACAATCTGGTGAAAGTCTGCATCACCTTCCATGTAAGCATGAACAACATCGTCTACTCCATATAGATTTAATAGAGAAGCATAATGAACTACGAGTCTTGGTTCTTGTTGATTGTAATCAAAACAACCCCATTGATGACCTTCTTCCGGTAGGAATAATGATCTGATCCGTGGTCCAAGATCCTTGTTACGCGCAGGAATCTGCTGTAAATTAGGGTTATTCATCGAAAATCGTCCTGTGACTGTCCCACCCCCATCACCTCTCAATTGGTTAATCTCCGCGTGGATACGGCCCTTAGAGCTATACTTTAGGATGGTATCTATAAAAGTTGTATGTGCTTTATTAATCTCTCTGGCTCTAGCTATACATTTCACCACATTGTGTGGGTGATTAGCTAGAAAATTCTTAGTGAAACTAGGAGCTCCTGTCTTTTCTGTTCTATCAAAAGGAAGTCCTAATTTTTCAAATACCTTGGCTATTGATCTTGCAGCCCAAATCTGTACTTCTATCCCCGTACTTGCTAACACTTCTCCAAGCATCTTTTTCTCTTGTTCTATTAAGGTTCTCTTTTCGATCGCTGCTTGTTCTTGATTTACACGTACACCGAGAAACCTCATATCTACTAGAGCAGGAAATAATTCTGTTTCCATATCAAATATAGCTTGAAGGTCCTGGTATAAAATTTCTTTTTTACATTCCTGCCACAACTCGTATGTGAGTTGTGCGTCACGCTCGGCGTAAGCACCAACGTGCATAGCTGGAAGTTTATACATCTCTGCTTTAGGATCTACACCCCAAGATTTAGCAGCTTCATATAATGCGGATTCATCTTTACCTTTACCAAGGTAGTCTCTACAAATTCCATTTAAATCATATCGTAATCTATTCTCATTTATAACTGCAGAAGCAATCATTGTATCAACAATCTTACCGTTAATCTTAATACCTAGTCTACGTAACCAACATACGTCATACATTGCATTATGAAATATCTTAAGTGAATTAGTACTCATCTGATCCTGTAACCATTTAAGGACCATCTTTCTATCTAAGTTTCCTCCACCTTCATGAGCAATAGGATAATAAGCGCACCAATCGTGTGTAGCTAAAGATATTCCTACAACATCTCCAACCCCTATAACAGAACCAGAACCCATTCTTTCGTTTAGGTTTGGATCTTTTGTTTCTAAGTCAATTGCTATCTCATCGTATTTGGATAGATCTGGAAAGTCTGTTGGCGCTGTCCATTCTGTTTGTGGTTTAAATATCGGTATCTGCATAGTCCCTTTCTATTGCCATCTCACAGTAATGAATTGCTTTAAGTAGATCTTCCTTCTGATTTTTTTGCTTGTGCCTACACAAGTACTTAATAGCATTCCCTTCCGCGAATGGTATATTGTTTTTGTTAATAAATTCACTGGGCTGAATGACCATAGATTGATAGTGATTCCCGCCTACCTGTCTTTTGTATGTTTTGCTCATATTCTAAAACTCTTGTATATATCTTTCGGTCTAACAACATGTAAATGTTCCTTTGTTCTAGTTGCACCTACATAAAATAATCTATTTTCATCATCAGGATTTCTTTCATAATTTGTTTGAGTATTTCTACTTAAGTCAGTTAAAAGAACTACGTTTTGTGATTCCCCACCTTTTGCACCATGAATAGTAGACAATAAAATTCTTGGTTCTTTATTTAACTGTTCTCCGTTTTCTCTCATCCTTCTAATGTATCTAACCCGCTCTTCAGGAGCTTGGTCCAATGCTTCATACCATACTTTTTTAGTTTTTAAACCCTTTTTATCAAAAAGTTCATCCACAGAATAAAATGCATCTTTATCTAAATATTTTATTTCTTCTTTTTGGTAATGGTTTGGAGACATGTAAGAAGCAATCCTAGTAATTTGGTCGGAATTTAAAGGTTTTCCTTTACGTGCTGCTTCCCAATCGGCTATTGCATCATATAAATCTTGTTCATATGCTTTCTTAAATTTGTTTTTGTAAAATAATCCCTTAGAATATAAAACATTTTCTAAATCATTTAACATATGTCTTGTTCTACCTAAAACTAACCATTCTCCTTGAGACATATCTATGGTTTGAAAATCATGATAATAACTTAATGCGCCTTCATGCACTCTTGGTTTCCATTCTTTATAAATTCTATTAGATATTCTACCCACTATATTCATTGCTATATCGTGAACTGCTCTAGGTACTCTATAAGATTGAGTTAAATTTAATAGTTTTCCTTTTTGTGTAATAAAACTATCTACATCTGCACCAGCCCATCTAAATACAGCTTGGTCATCGTCCCCTGCTATATAACTATCTTCTGTCTTATCCCATATAGATTTAGCCATATTCCATTGAATTCTAGATAAGTCTTGAGCTTCATCTATAAATACTACATCAAACTTAGGTGATGCATCAGACTTAACAAACTCTGTAATCATATCTGTAAAATCAATAAGGTTGTATTGTTTCTTATATGATTTCAATTCATTATGACAAATAAGAAGATCTCTTAAAGATACATCTTGTGTGTGTTCTCTTAAATTAAATTGTTGTTCTGGTGTTATGTTTCGTAGTTTAGCTAGTTGTATAATTCTAAGAATATCATTATTAGTACTAAATATTCCTGTCTGATCATTATCATAATCATGATAATCTAATCGTACATTCATCTTCTTTCCCAAATCTTCATAGTGTTTAGACTGCATAACATCTTCTTTCTTTAAACCTAGTCTTCTAAAAGCTAATGAGTGTAGTGTTCTAAAATATGGTAGATCATCTTCACTAAAATTGAATTTCTTCATCGCTCTGTCTCTAGCTTCATAAGCTGCTTTCTGTGTAAAAGAAAAGAATCCAATCTTATCTGGATCTGTATTCTTTAAATATTTATCCACCTCATTTAGAAGTGTAGTAGTTTTTCCAGTTCCTGGCGGTCCTAATACTATTGTTTTCATAATGTAACAAATATCCATGCTGCAGTAAGAACAACTAATAAAACTAAATCACTGCTCATTGCATTCATTAAAATACATCCTTTGGTTTAAATTGTTTAGGTCTATAAACGTTGTCTTGTTTAGTAAATTCCTTAACACTCGTGACTGTTATTTTTTTCTTTCCAACTGTTTCTCTTACAATTTCACATCCACACTTATCACGTAGCATTATAAGTGTTTCATCATATTTCTCAGTCCATCTTCTCTTTAATAAAAACTTATTAAAAAATTCTCTAAAAATAAAAAAATGTTTTCCTTTATCTGTCCATACATTTCCAAACATCATATCTTCTTTCTTAACCCCTGTAGCTGTTCTATCTGTACAATACTCCTCTAAATGATCTAGGAGTTGTTCAATTCTAGAAGAACCCATTGGAGGTTCTACAATTTCTATTCCTGCAAATAGTAATTTAACCATATCTGTAAATTCTTTTTTCTTTAAAGTTGGTGGAACTTTATTAACCTGCTCCATTACTGCTCTTTGAAATAATCTCTGTTCTTGTAAGTAAGATGTATCTTTAAGTTTAACTCTTTCCCCATCTACGTTAACCCAATAATATGGTTCATCAAGATTAACTTTTTGTAAATCATTTAAATCAGGAAATAAAGATTGACCTCTAATTCCAAAAGGTCTTTTTAAACATAATTTCTTATCACAATGATTACACATTGGATCTTCATTACATTTAAAACCTAATTCTTTTTTCTCGTGATACTTTATTTTATCTTGAATTGTTCTGTCATCTAATGGTGGGTCAAAGTATTTATAATTGAAAGCATTAATATACTTTTGCCAATCTTCTGGCCATTTTCTTTTAGCATATTGAATGTATTGATAAATAACTCGGTCTCTTCCATCCGTTAATTTGCTTTGAGTTAATGACTCAATGCAAGGAGGACCATCACTAAATTCTGATTCAGGTCTTTTTAATTCTAATTTTTCTAATTCTTGTGGGGTAAGTCTTTTTACTGATAAAAAAAATTGCGAAATTGTAACAGCTTCGCCTTTAAAGTTAAAGGCATATCTTGTTGTTTTTTCATGATTAAAGTATGGTAAATTAAGAAAATTTCCTGTATCATCTTCGGATTTTAATTCAACTTGTTTTGGAAAAACTTCCGCATTACCAAATCCTAGAAACGCACTAATAGAACTTAATTTATCTCGCATCAAAGATGCATCTACTGGAACAGTAGTGAATAAAAATATATGTGCTCCTCCACTTTTAGAACGACACATAGTTAAAGGTAAATGATTATTATTAATTAAAGCAATAATTTTTCTGTGATCTAAATTATATTTATCTACGTCTATACATCCCCATTTACATTTATTAGTCTCATCAATAGGTATAATACCTAGACTTGGTTCAATTCCGTTTAAATGATTTGTCCAAAGTTGTTCAGTAACTGGTTCACGCTTAACAAAAGATTTACCTTTTATTTTAGTACCATCTGCATTCTTTTTTTCAACATAGGTACATCCATGTGCTCTCTGTAGTCCGGAAAATAAATCTATAAAATTCTTCATAATTAACATCTAGTTGGTGGGGCGGATCCACTCTCGCTTAGCCGCCCCATCCTATTCATCCTGATCGGAATGAATTCTTAAAAGTGGCTCTTACTTGATGTTCCGGAATTGGAATCAGAAGTATGTTTAGCTTCAACATCGCCTCTTGAAACTAACTGAGAAAATGCTTTCGCCATCTCATATGATCCTTTATCAGTCACCTCTCCAACTTTCGTCACATCCCAACCAAACCATGTACCTTTGTCGTTAGACTGCTGTACACTTCTTAGTTTATAGATATGGCTAAAAGAAGGCGGTTGATATAAACCATTTTTACCTCTTAGAACAATGTTGTTCATCATTGAATTCCATTTACGACTAACTTTTAATTGAGTCGCTTTCATAGAAATCAAAGCTCTCTGAGGAACTCCATTTAGTTTGATAACAAAATGAGACGCAGTAGTTTCAAGATAATTACCATTTGCTAATCTATCTTTATTTGCTTTGTCTCTAGTTGTTGCAGGTAGATCGTCACTGGCATCATATATTTTTACCGGTGCTCCCCCGCTCTCTCCTCTATCTTTCCATTCAATGTATTGTCTTTTATAATACACTGGTAAGATATCTATCCCCTTGTCGCCATCAAACAGTTCGTTTGTAACTGTATTGATAATCATGCCAGGTTCTGCCCCCTTGACATATTTAGCGTCCCTTTTATTTACTTCAGGGGATAATTGACCCAAAATTTTCAAGAACGGAAGTGCCTGATCTTCTGGTGTCAAAGCTCCAGTATCGTGGAGCTTGTCAGCTTCGAACATATCCGTAGATAATGCTCCAGCTTTTTGCTTTTCAGCTATTTCTTTTTCCATGTTTATTGTTTCCTTTTTATTGTTGTTTTATTTCCAATGAATACATTGAAAAGTTCCGTTGGCATTTCTTTACCGCCTTCGATTCGTTCACGGACTAACGCTTTCAGGGTCATAGGCTCAACCTTCAGCTTTTGTGTCGGTTGTAGCCCTCGACCCCTCGCAAGTTCAGCATATTCTGCTGCCTTGTTATCTTCGTTTCGACCAAAAGAAACAGTCACATCATTCTTGATGATGTCTCCTAGGCCATTGTTACGAAGCCAGTTAAACGCCTTCTCTTTATTGGCTTGAGTTATAGTGGCGCTATAATTCGTTTTAACTTCTACTGATGATCCATCAGATAGTTTTAAATAAGATAATCCCATTTCGGATAACATAGTCGGTATAACTTCTCCCGATAAATGTTCTATATCTTTTTTCTTTTGTTTTACTGCATCTTCCTGCAGTTCTAATTGTTGTTGAAGTGCTTGCATCTCTTTTATTTTATGTGCAAGCTTATCTATATTACTTGTTTTCTCTAGAACGTCTTGTTGATCGTTCTCAAAATTAATTTTACTCATCTTCTATTTTTCCTTTCTCAAATAAGTTTACTTCTATTGGATAATATCTTCTTTCTTGTTTATCCCATTTTAAAAAATTAAACTTCCCATTAGTTATATCAGATACAATTGAACATGCAACTCCAATAATTGCAGGATCTCCTGTAAGTAATAAATAATCATTAGAAGTAAAATTTTTCAAACCCTGTCTTAGTTTAAAAACTAAAGGACCTGGTGAGAATATAATCTGTGAAAGTTCCGGCAATAAAAATTTAAAATCACCATATTCAGCGGCACCCATTATATTTATTTTTGGTTTTCCTTCACGAGTTCCAGCAATTTCTTGAATAACGTAAACTTTAGGTTTATCGATACTCATTTTAATTACATCTATTTCTCTTTCTAGCATTGACAAACATATAAGGCATAGTATATAAGAAGTCAATAGAAAGAAAAAATTTATTATTTATGAAGTATAAATTTAGAGTAAAACCATATAAGCATCAAATCACTGCTTTAGAAAAGTCGTGGAATAAAAAAACATTTGCATATTTTATGGAAATGGGAACTGGAAAAACAAAGGTCCTTATTGATAATATGTCTATGTTATATGATAAAGGAAAAATAGATGGTGCTCTTATTATTGCTCCTAAAGGAGTTTTAGGTACTTGGTACAACCAAGAATTGCCTGCACATTTACCTAAACATATAGAGAATGTGTCTGTAATGTGGCAAGCTAATATTAATAAAAAACAACAAGAAAAACTAGACGGTTTATTTGAAACAGGTGAAGCTCTACATATCTTAGTTATGAATGTAGAAGCTTTTAGCACAGATAAAGGAGTTAACTTTGCAGCTAAATTTCTAAGATCACATAGATCCTTAATGGCTATTGATGAAAGCACAACTATAAAAAATCCAAAGGCTAAAAGAACCAACAACATAATTGATTTATCCGCATCAGCTCAATACAGAAGAATAATGACAGGATCTCCTGTTACTAAAAATCCTTTAGATTTATATAGTCAATGTGAGTTTTTAGATCCCGACCATTTAGAGTTTACATCTTACTATGCTTTCAGAAATAGGTATGCAGAAATGAAAACACTGCATATTTCAGGTCGGTCGATTCAAGTTGTTTCTCATTTTAAAAACTTGAACGAATTATCCGACCGTCTCCAGACCTTTTCGTATAGAGTCTTAAAGGAAGATTGTCTTGATCTACCTTCTAAGATCTATATGAAGAGGGAAATAGAATTATCTAAAGAACAAAAAAAATTATATGAACAAATGAGAAAAGAAGCTCTTGCTACATTAAATGGTAAAACAATTACCACTATGACTGCACTTACACAGCTGATGCGTTTACATCAAATAACTTGTGGTCATTTTTCTGCTGATGATGGTACTATTCAAAATATTAAAAACAATAGACTATCCGAGCTTATGGATATAATTGAAGAAATTGAAGGAAAAGCTATTATATGGGCTCACTATCAACACGACATACGAACTATTGTAAATGAAATTGAGAAAAAGCATGGTCCGGGGTCCGTGGTTCATTATTACGGCAAAACGCTTCCCGAACAACGGGAAAAGGCCATTAAGAATTTTAAGACTAATGATGAATGTAGATTCTTTGTTGGTACACCACAGACCGGTGGATATGGGTTAACTTTAGTTGCAGCTAATACCGTTGTTTATTACTCTAATGGCTATGATCTAGAGAAAAGAATGCAATCCGAGGATAGAGCCCACAGAATCGGTCAAGATAAATCAGTAACCTACATAGATATAATAGCTGAAGAAACAGTAGATAATAAAATTGTAAAATCTTTACGTAAAAAAATAAATATAGCGTCAGAGGTAATGGGTGAAGAACTTAAACAATGGATATAATAAAGAATAAAATAGATAACTTTTTTAAATGGGTTAAAGGTTCTAACTTGGTTGAGTTAGATTCCATTAACATTAAGGAAGATCCGGTTAGACCTGAATTAAATTTAGAATTTAGGAAAAGCTATGGAAGAAAAATATATGGTCTTAAGTTTGATAACAAGATTGAAGGGATTATTTGTGTTGCTTATACTAATGATATTCCAAAGTCTGTAAAAGAGTTAGATATAATGTCTCAAAACGCTTATTTAAAGAAGGATGCCAATACTGCTGTGGCTTATACCGTTTGGTCCAGAAAAAGAGGGGCCGGAAGAGAAATTATTTATAAAGCTATTGAGTTTCTTAAGACAAGAAAAGAAATAAAGAAATTAGTAACTCTTTCGCCATTAACTCCAATGGCTACACACTTTCATATTCGAAATAAAGCTAAACTTATTAGTATTAATCCCACTACGCAAAACTTTGAATATAAGCTATAACGCCCCGCATCTACACCCAGAAAATATAGGATATACACGCGAGGCGCGCAGAATTTTCAAAATTGTTATTTAATTTTGATTTCTTTGGCTTTTTTGTTTTCAGGTGGATTGTAAAACAGTTCCACTTTCAACATTCCATCTTCAAGCTTAGCTCCCTTACACTCAACATACTCAGACAGTTGTAGTCTTTTCTTGAATGCTCTTTGAGCTACTCCTTTATGGATGTATTTAGTATCTGCCGCTTCAGCGCTACCTGATATAGATAAGACTCCATCTTCTACTTCAACTTTAATATCAGATTTTTTATAACCTGCTAAAGCCATTTCAATAATGTAGTTCTCATCATCTACCTTTTTAATATTATAAAAAGGGTAGGCACTATTGTATTCTTCCATCTGAAAGAATCTTGTGAAGACATCTTCAAAGCCAATAGTTCTA